GCGACGTTGAGCACCGCCTTGGACTGGGCGTTGCCGGCCTCGGCGTTGAGCGTGGCGGCCTCGGCCTGGGTCTTGGCGATGGTGGCTTGTTGCGCCGCCTGCTTGACTGGATCGGGCTGCGCCAGCATTGCGGTCAGCTTCTTCTTTTCGGACAGCGGCAGTCCAGAGGCCTGGATCATCACCGCCGGCGGCACCGGCACATTGTTCTGGCTGAGACCCATCAGCAGCTCGAAGATCTCGCCCATCACGCTTTCGCTGTCGCGGCCCTCGTCGATCTTGATCTCGACATCGATATTGCCCAGCGCGTTGACCATGACGGGAATGCCGTATTCATCGAGGCCGACACCATTCAATTCCATAAACTGCGCCAACCCTTCGTCATCGGTAACCCGCAGCATACGCTGAGAAGTCCAATGGGTCTGCGCCGCGACCCACGCCATCCGATACTTTCCGAGTTTCCAGACCCGGAAATTCTTCAGGAAAGGCCCTAGTTCGGCTAATCCTGCTTGCTGCAGCATGTTGGCGGCACGACCGGAGACGTTTTGACCAAACTCCTGAATGAGCTGCTGGTTGGGTCCGAAACTGTCGATCTCGTTCTTGGCGTCCTCGTAATACTTGGTCTGCTGCAGGAACTCGCTCTCGGACTGGATAATCTCCAGATTTTTGCTGTCGCCGCGATACACCAACGCCCCATCTGGTCGAGCTGCCTCTCGACGGGTGACTTCCACATCATCGACGCTGCCTTCCTGGATCTTGATCTGCCGCGTGTTCATGATGTGGATGGCCTTGGAGCGATGCTGGTTCATCGCGTCCTGCGGCCCGCGCAGACGCCGGACAAAACCGTAATGGTCGCCATCGATGTCGATCATGTTGGCAAAGGCGTTGTATTTCGAGATCGACATGCCGCGTTCGTTCTTGAACGGGCTCTCGCCGGAGGCGATCTCAATATGTCCGGTGTGCAAGCACCAGTGCCAGACACCCTGCCGCTTGTACCAATGATCAATCAGGCGAACCCGATTGCGGCTGTCGAGCCACATGTTCTCGCGGTCGCTGTCAAACGCGGTCCAGTACGAGCCATCGCTGTTGACGACATCCTTGACCTTCTCGCTTGCTCCAGGGACCAATTGATCCAGTTCGTCTATATCAGCCCATTTATAGACACCGTGATAACGTACATCCTGGAAGTTGCTTCTGATGCTACGGGGGTCGTAGAAAAAAGTCTTGGGGTCGACATACGCAAACCTGAGATCCGGATCGCCCTTGTCTCCAGAACCGAGAATGAGTTCGTCGACGCCAAATCCGTGAATGAGGGCGTCCCGACAACACTCAACTTCCAGATCTTCTGCAAAAGATGCGTCATTGATAGTCCTGATCACCTGGGTGGCGACCTCGGCGCCCTGTTCGCCCTTCGGCGTGTTGGGATAGGCTTTCGGATCGGTACGTAGCCGGCGGATCGTTCCGGAGAGGCTATCGATCTTGCGGCCGGTACGGTCGAAGGTGATGGCGGGCTGCTGGCGTTTCCTGAGCACCTTGAGCGCCTCGGACGACCATTGGTCGACGTGATAATAGCGCCATGAATTGCGCGCCTCGTCGATCTCGCGGGCCTTGATCGAGGCATAATCCTCGAACTCGCGACGGCGCACCGTCAGCTTCTTCTGGTCCTTGTCGTCCCGGTCGGCGTCATAGCTGTCTTCCGAGGTCCGGTAGGTTTCAAGGGTGATCATCGGGATGCGAACCCTCGCTCGGTGGATGGCGACATCGGACGCATGCCCATGGTTTGCAACGGATCGGGCCAACGCTGGTCAAAGGTCGGCAGCGCGTTCATGGCTTCAATATTAGCTAGATATTTCGCTACCTCTTCCGGAGACGGCTTGGTGATATCGAGCGCTCCGAGTTGCTTTGCCAGCGCCGACAGCGGTATTTTTGGCCACCTGAAAGTCAGATCGGGCGTGTTCGCCATAAGTTCGGCTATGTGAGTGGGTGGCTCGTCGATCCGGTTTTCAACGTTGCCGCCGGGTGTACGGAAGAAATAATCTTTGGATCGTTGCCGATCGCGTTCGCTCATAATGTCAAGGCATCCACGGTTTTGATCCGGTCACGGCTGGACGTGTAGTCATCCTTTGGCAGCACGAGTTTGGGCGTAGCACCAGCGCGGCCTTTCACCATGATATCCAGTAACTGACCGGCGAGCCCCATGGCATCACATTGGTCGTCGTGCTTGGAGGCAGGAAAATTGAGCAGTTCGGCCAACCAGTCGGCAACCCAGGGGGCGCGTTTTGGATAATAAAGTCCGTCGAGCGCCATGCGTCCCTGAATGGATCTGGCGCGGATCGACTTGTCACCTCGGGTTGGAAACTGCTCACGGTTGACATAGACCCTCCTTGCCCGCATCTGCCGGTCGAGGAACGGGCCGATACCGGCCCGGATCTGGCCGCCCTCTTCCGCCCACGCCAACGGCCGATATTTCTGCACCAGATCGCATAATGCCTCGATCCAGATATCGGAGGCCTTCTGGCCGCGCCAGATGTCTAAGAGATACAGATTATTAAGAGGATCAACCCCAAAAACAACGTGAACAGTATAGTCGCCACCGTCGCCGGTAACGGCATAATCGCTGGCTCCATAGGTTCGCATGGTGGATAGAGACGGCAGGATGTCGACCGGCTTTAGCCAGTCTTCCTTGAAGTAATCGCCTGTATCCGGAGACGGCTCTTGTTGATACAGAGCGCTCCAGATCCGTGGCGGCGTTGTATCTCGCAAACCTCGGAGCTGGTCGCCATAGCCATAATCATCATCGGCCCAAAGGGGCTCATCAATAGCGCGTCCCAACTGATCGTCGGATTTAGCGAACGCCGGCAGTGAAAGCACATCCCAGTGCTGGTGGTTGAGGCAGCGACCGGCAAGGTCATCCTCGTGCCACCTTGTTTGTATCAGCACCTGACGTGCATGAGGTATAAGACGAGGCCTAAAGTCGTTAAGATACCAGTCCCAAATCCGATCGCGAACCAGGACACTATCAGCATCCTGTCGGCTGCGGATCGGGTCATCAATCAGTCCATATTTCGCCCTGAAACCCGCGATACCGACATTGGCGCCGGCCGCCATATACTCGCCGCCCTCGGCCAAACCCCAACGGCCGACCGCCTGTTCTTCCGACATATTTATCCTGAGTATGGCCGCGTTCTCAGTCACAAGATTGCGAACGCGCCGACCCCAGCGTTCCGCCAGTTCGGTGGTGTGCGACGCCGCCAAGAATTGCGCTTTGGGGTCTTGGCTTAGCACCCATGAGGGAAACAGGATCGAGGCATAGGTCGACTTGGCGCTGCCCGGCGGCATAAACACCGCCAGCCGCATGATCTCGCCACGGGCGACCCGTTCCAGATGTTCGATCAACATGCGGTGGTGCCGCGCCGGGATGAAGCCGCAATGTTCGGCCCATTTGGCCAAGCTAGCTCGGATAGCTTTACGCGCCAGATAGGCCTCGGCGGCCTTTTCCTGCGACAGCTGCATGTTATCTCCGATGCCAACGTTTGTGCAGGCCGGGACCGCGATCGTACCAGCTATAATCACGCCGGGAGGGCGGCGGCGACACCACAAAAGGCGGCGGGGTCGGCGCATACCGCAGTTCGGCATACTGGCTGAAGAAAATAACGTTACCGGTTTCCGCCGGCAGGCGCGCGGCCACGGGTCCGGTATGTACAAACGTCGCCGGCTGACCGTTGATAACAAGGGTACCGGTTTCGATCGACAGCGTTCGCGGGACGCGTAGGTTTACGACCCGACCGGTCAGGGTCAGCGTGCCCGTCTCGGCCGACATAATATAGGTCGGACGAAAAACGATATTCTGCCCGGACAGCCTGACGACGCCGACACCCGCAGGCAGCGACTTGTTCGGGTTACTCGAATTGATCAGGTTAACGACCGGCCCGAACAGGGTGATGGTCCCTGTCGTGACCGGCATGACGCGTTTGCGCGGCAGGCCTACGGGCTGACCCGCCAGCGTCAGCGTGCCCAGCGTCGCCACCAAACGGTGGCCATACCGCAGTGCCGTGGTCTGGCCCGATAGCGTGAGCGTACCCAGGCCCGCTGCGGTGACCCGCTTGTCGCGGAGCGTGACCGTCTGACCCGATAGCGTCAGCGTACCGGTCAGAACCGGGAAAACGTAGCTCCGTTTGAACGTAACGGGCTGACCGGACAGCGTCAGCGTGCCGAGCCCGGCCGCCATCTCCGTTGGCGCGCTGGAAGCGATCAACGCGACCGGCCAGCCCGACAGGGTCAGGGTGCCGAGGCCCGCCGGCATTACCCGCGTGTAACGCAGCGTCGTCGGTTGACCCGACAGTGTCAGCGTTCCGGTCAGCGCCGGGAATTTATGGCCGTACCGCAGGACATTGGCCTGTCCGGCCAGGGTCAAGGTGCCTTGCGTGACCACCAGTTTGTGGGCGAAACGCAGGATATTGGCCTGACCACTCCACGCGATGGTGCCGGTCGCGAACGGCACGACGTAGCTACGCCGGAAGCCGACCGGCTGTCCGGTCAGCGCGAGGCTGCCGAACGCCGCCGCCATGGTGTAATGCGTGACCAGGGTCGACTTGGCTAATACGACGTCGTAGCCGGCCGCCGTGAGGGTGCCCTGCGCCGGGATCGCCAGACGGCGGGCGCTGCGTAAACCGGCCGGCTGCCCCGCCAGCGTCAGCGTGCCTGTCGTGGTCGGCAATGCGCGAGCAAGGCGCGTTACGATGGCCTGACCCGACAGCGTCAGGGTGCCGAGGGCGGCGGCCGGCTTACGCGCGTAAACCAGCTTGACGACCTGACCACTGAGCGTCAGCGTGCCCAGCGTGGCCGGCATTCCGACCGCCGGAATGACCGGTTGTCCGGCGAATGCGATGACACCCTGCGCCGGGACCGGTAACCGCCGGTCGATGCGGGTTATGACCGTGGTACCGGACAGCGCGACCGTGCCGACCGTGGCCGGCATCGTATAGGCCAGCGCCGGGGTTCGGGTAAACGCCGCCGTTATAATGACGTGACCCGCG